TATAAAAGGCAGCCGCCGCACCGGGCGGCTGCCTTCCAGAATTTATGACTTCGCTTCGACCGACGGAAGAATGTCGGTGTGGAAATAAAGTTTGTAGTGGTACGGGTCAGTGTGCGTGCCCGTGATATCCTCCACGACATACATTGTGTAGTCGTTCAGATAGATATAGTTTTTGCGGTAGGTGTCCGGCCCAATTTTCACAGTGCAGACCAACTCGTTGTTGCTGTTGTTGGAGATAGACATATAGCCTTCTGCTTCCAGAATGACTGTATCGGTTCTGGCATTGTAGACCGTGATTTTGCGCTCACTCTCGAAGTAATCTGCCTGCTTCGAGATATTGTAATTGGCCTTGTTCGCTTCGCTGCCGCAGCTGCATAACAGCAGTGATGCCAGCAGAGCAACGGCCAGAAAGAACTTTTTCATATTTCATCCTTTTTGCTATGCGTTTATGTGCGGACAGGCTACCGGTGTTATCAGATCGTGGCAAATATGGCTGCCTGCCTTTATTTCTCATTCTGCTTTTTCTTCCTTCTTTTCGACATTTCAAGAATTTCAGAAACCAACTCAACCAGCCGTTCCATCTCACACCTCGCATCATAAAATCCATGGACGTGCCTGCTCTCATACGCATAGGAAAAAATCTTTTCAGCGGCAGCGCGGGGCAAATCGTGCCCTATGTCTTCCTGTATTTTCTGGTATACCAATTCGTGAACCGCCAGGAAGCCTTTATTTTTCAGCGTATTCAGGCGGGCCACTTCATCCTGAAATTTTTTGTTTTCCTCTGCCAATTTATCCCGGTTCCATTTGACTGACATATTTTCGTCAAAGATATGCCCCGCTTTGTATTTCTGCATTCCCACCGGTTTACAAGACATTGCGTTTACCCGGTCAAATTCTCTTTGGATGTCATCCCAATCCATTTCAACTTCTCCTTTTCTGTTCTCACCGTTCTTCCCCCATCAGATCGTCCATGCTCAACTGACCATTGACGTTGTCATCTTCCATCCACCAGCGAAAAACGTCCATGCCGGTCTGCCAGTCGTCTGTCGCAAATTTCTTTTCTTCGGATTCAAGATTTCTCTTTTTACGAGCTTTCAACATTCTTTCAAACGCTGAGATGTACATTTTCTCGTAAGCAGGCCATCGCATAAACTCACGCTGTCTGCCCCCCTACCGGCAATAGGACAACCGATGCAGCCAACACGCTTCTGCCCTTCGCAATACAGCGGATTGATGGGCAAGTGTTCGCTGTGCGTGTAGTCCCACACATCATCGTCAGACCAGTCCACGATCGGATTGACAGTCATCTTGCCCTTAAGGTTGCAGGTCTCGAACAGCCGTCGTTTTTCGTCGTTGTCTCCCATCAAGATGATTCTTTTCGCAGGGTCTTTGTGCATCAGTTCCATCACGCCACGACTGTTTTTGCGCCGTGCAGATTCTGCCCACCGAACGCCTGTTGCAATAAACCGATTCTTTCCCGTGTTTTCCTTCAGAACATCACAGCAATACCGCACAAGTCTTGTGGGTGGCATCAGCTTTTGCGGAATCAGCGTCCACATGGACACAGGATTGTCCTTGTATCGTGGCATGGCAATGGAGCATTGGATTCCACGTTCTTCCATCGTCTTGAACTGCTCACGGATGAAATAGACCGTCTCCGGCGCATCTGCTGTGGTATGGCTGTTGACCACCTCGAAGTTGATTCCAGCACGTTCAGCCAGCGCTACAAGCACCTGTGAATCCTTACCGCCAGAGTATGTGACCATGAGCGGTTTCTTGTACCGATGCTCAGACAGCCGTGCAGCGTCCTGCAACCTTGCGATAGCAAGCTGTTCTTTATCCATCACTTGACCTCTCTTATAATCCAGACCCGGTGTTCACCGTATCCTTCCCAGTTCAGCGCATCCTCATGGCTGCCAGAAACAGCCACGTCCAGCTTATTGCCTTGAATGGCTGCACCGCGATCCTGCACGACGCGCACGCCAATGTTTTCTATGTACAGAACAGTTCCAAACGGCAGGCTTTCATCTGCTGCAACAGTCAGCCCCGCCGTCACCTGTGCGCCGCTGGCAGTGATGCCGTCGCCGGTGCCGCAAATGTGCGGGTATTCTTCTGTGCAGTACGCTGTGCACAGAAATTCTCCGGCATATTCCTTTGTCAGCCCATCCGGCAGGGCATTTTCACTGGCGGCGGTCTGCAACCGGTCGATAACTTCTTCATCTTGAATTGCTCTGTCCTGCCAGTTTGTTAGACGTGCAGCATAGATAATGCGCTGCCCTTCCAGATCATTGATCCGATTCTCCAAAGCTGCATTCCTTGCACCTCCGATAAGCGTAGCCGTCAGGAGCGCGGCAAGCACTGCTTTATTGACTGTTGACATTTTCACTTCCAAACCTCCTTTTCGTCACCGCGATCGGAAACTCTTCTATCTCACTTGCCCAGCGTGCCGTGCCTTTCCCGTATGTAGTTTCCCACACTAGAGGAAAGCCACCGATTCCGTCAAACAAGCTGCCCAGCGTTGCGCCCGCTGGAAGGTATTGCTTCATTTTCTGGGCGATCCAGAACCATTGCGGAAGTGCGATGCTGTTTCCCAGTGCCTTATAACGCGGGCTGTCTGCCGCCTTGTGCTTTTTCCCTTTGGTGTCCATCCATTCTCCAATGTCCGTCCACCCGTCCGGGTAGCCTTGCAGGCGTTCGCATTCCGTTGGGGTCAGTCTGCGGACGATCCATTTGAGTAATCTTTTATCCTGTCCACGAACAAGCATATCGTTATACGCATCCTGCCCATTGTAGCTGCCTGCGTGTGCGCCGGGCGATAGCGTACCTGTTGTTGTTTGGATTGGGGCGTTTATGTATCTTTCCGCCAGAATCGCGGTGTAGTCGGTCACTCTGCTTTCATGGTCTCCGGTAATGGTCGGCACTGTCTTGCCATCACCATTTCCCCGTGCATCAAAGACCTTATACGCTACTGCTGGACGGTCAACAGTGTTCAGCGTGTAGCTCTGGTTTTCCTTCACGCCAGAACCATTTGCGCCGGCCGTTTCAGAGCGATCAATAATGTTTCCTGCCAGGCAATAGACCGGCTGAAAAAGGGTCTGATCCTGTAGCGTCGAAAGTGTTCCTGTTTTTTCGGTCTGCACCAGTGCGCCTTTGCCGCCCCCGGCACAGCCTGACCGGATTTTCAAGGTGTAGGCTTGCCCCCCCTGCTGGCCCACCATTCGATCATTTCCAGCAGGGCGGTTTCCAGCAGTTCTTGCAACTTCTTGCCACGTCTGGATGCTCTGGTCAGGATGCCCCGGCAGGCTTTCGCGCTCAAATAATATTTTTCCGGCACGTCCACCTGCAAAATCCACGACAAGAGCGATACGCTTTCTTCTCTGGGGCACTCCCCAATATTGAGCGTCGAGCTGTCGCCAAGCCAAGGACCATCCATTTCCGGCAATTGCTCCGGCTTTGCTCCATCTGCCCCCCCTCGGAGGTCTAGGAATTGAAGCGTCTGGTTGTTCCACGCGGGCAAGTTCTTCCAGCACGGCGCGGAAGTCTTCTCCGCCGTTTGAACTGAACGCTCCGGGAACATTTTCCCAAATAACGACAACTGGATAACTTCCATGTGTCGCCCTCCTCATTTCTTTTATGATCCGAACCGCTTCCATGAACAATCCAGACCGTTCTCCCGCAAGTCCTGCCCTGCGTCCTGCAATGGACAAGTCTTGACACGGCGAACCAAAAGTGATGCAGTGCACTGGTTCTATCTGGTCGCCATGTATTTTTGTGATATCTCCAAGGTGGATCACTTCTTGTCACCCCACCTTGCTTTATGGGGTAAGTCCTGGCACGGGCTGCTGCCGATCAAATAATCTGCCACAATTTCGTCATCTTCTGCCCACTTCATTCCCAGAAAATCCGCAACGCCGAAACTGCCGTCTTCGCAGCAATGCGTTTCATGCACAAGCGGTTGGTTTTCAAGTTTCTTCAACGGCCCAATTCCACTGGCGGCAAATATCGCATTTGCCGTTGCGGTCCAGGCTGTCTCTTTATCACCAGTTCCGCCGTTGGTGAAGGTCTTCCCGCACAGCCTGCACCTGAACGTCATGTAGTACCCTTTCATTATTCTTCTCCCTTCTGCTTTTTGTTCTTGCACGGGTGGCCGGAATCGAACCGGCTTGCCTGCCGCTTGGGGGATCAGGACGGCAGGCAACTTCCTTTCTACACCCGCATATCAAAACCCACCGCGCAAGAGAGGTGGCGCGGTGGGGCGACCCGTTGCGGTCGGGTCTGCTGCCTTTTGCCTGGGCAATTGGGACAGGGCGTTTCTGCGCTCACGCTGCGACGTGCCGCTCAGCTTATGCTGGACTGCCATGCAGGCACGGTTTAGAAAATACAGACAGGTCGGATTTTCACCGCCTTGTACGGAAGGTTAGC